CAAATATCGGTGCCCTCTCGTTATCATCCTTCTTGATGCGATATCCCATATCTAGCAAGTACATATCCCAACCAATCACAGTGGTGTTATCTATTGGGCTAACACTGGTGTTGATTTCAATTTCATAAGTTAATCGCCAGTATTGAAAGCTGCCCTCAAGCAAAAGTTCGGTGTTGATATTTTTAATCTTTCCAGTCTTAGCTGGGATCGATAACACACACCCAGTGCCTGTGGTAAAGGTCACACTGGTGGAATTAACTTTGCCAATGTAGGTGGCTAGGGTGTAGGAATTTATTGCTTTAACATTGCAGCCGATACTAAACACTGGCCTAAACTTTTCCACTGTGATGGGTGGAACAAAAGGATCACCTGCACTGTTGTTGATGTTCGGCACTATGTAAGGGAATGAAACAAAGTTTACCTTGAAATCAGGTGGTCTTAGGGTGGGGTTTGCTTCCCTGTCTGCGGGTTTCTGACCAGTCTGCTGGGTTTCTACTTGGGGTGGTGGAGTGCTGCCTTCAGAGCTGGTGGATGCTGCATCTGGATTGGAACTATATTCAATCGTAACTTTCCAAGTCTGGGCATCATCCTGTTCAGGGCTGATGTTGATGGACTGAGCATAGCTATCATCGTCCCCAGGGAAAAGATCCCCAATCTGGGGGCAGTTAGGATGGCCATAAATGGCATCATAAATATTAATATCAGTTTGTTCAATGGTACTGGTATGGACAATGAAGGATCGCGAAAAAGTGTTCTGGTAGCTCTTATCCAGAGTTCCTTTACGCTCCTGCCATAACTCTTCAAATAGATCAATCGCCATGATGATTCCTAAGGGTTAAGGGCCACTGCAATGGCTTGTGGTCTGGGCATGTTGGCAAAACCTTTTTCAAGGATTGCACCGATCTCCTTAGCAGCTTGCAGCTGTTGGGCTTCTACCTCTGCAGCACCTTCCATCAGTTGCCTGATTTCTTCCTGAACATTTTTAGCCTTGCCCATCTCATCCACTCGGACTTGGAATTCTGCAGCCGATCCAGCTTGAACTGCGGATGCAAATTGCTGTGGACCGCCTAGGCCAGTAGCATCTTTGAGCTTCTTGATAGCTGCAGCAGAACCGATTGCAAAGGCTTTAAGTCCGTTTGGCCCTTGTGTTGGGTCTAGAAGTGCGCTAAGTTTCTTTAATTCATTCTGATAGATCTGTAATGGTGTCAGGTTATCTGCTAAGAACTTTTCCCACTTGGGTGGTTCCTTCCTATTGATCTCATCATTTAGATCCTTAAAAGCATCATTTAAATTTTTGACTTTTGGTTCCAGCTTTTCTAGCATCTGATCAAGAAGAGGGAATCTTTCATGCACAAATTTTTCATCGAACATGGTTTTTGTTTCTTGGTTGAAGTCACGCAATTGCTTAAATTTTTCAAACCATGCCTTACCATCAACCCCAGGCGCAGCATGATTCGAATTTACCTTGTACCATTCAACCAGTTCCCTTAGCTCGCTTTTAGGCTTTTCCATTTGATTTGGATCCATCAAATTCTTAGGTGGTCCAAATTCAAGGGGCTTTGCTGCCTCTCTTTTTAAAATATCTAGCTTGTTAATCTGATCATTGAAAAACTTTTCTGTCTTATCAGTTTTGATAGGTACAAATGGTGGGAATGGTTGGTGAATTACAGGGTTGTTTTTTTCAAGAAGATCAAGGCCAGGCGTATCTTTGCCCAATGGCTTGAATTTTATAACCGCATCAACCACCCTAGGCTTAAAGTTTTTAATAGTATCAATCAGCTCATTAAAGCTGTTAATAATTTCAGTGAGTCCAATTATAACTAGTTTAACTGTTTCTAAAAGGGAGGAACCAAAGTCTATTGCAGCCATCTTTGCGCTTTTCATAATATCTTCAACATTAAATTCTTCCGCTTTACCTACCCAACCTTTAAAGAAATCCTCCACCGAATTTCCAATGATCTTAAACACACTTGAAACGAATACACCAAACTTTAAAAAGTAGGGTTTCAACTCATCCAATTTGTTTCCTATGCTCTTAAAAGTTTGGGTGATCGTGTCCGAAAGTTTAACCAGGCTAAAGCCTTCAACAAAGTAACCACCTATCTTCTGGAACAAAGCTAGGATGTTATTGCTGGCAGTCTGCCAAATACCATAAAAGCTATTCGCTGTTTTTGCAAATCCTTCAATGTGCTTGGGATCATTGGCTAGCATAGCAATTGCTGATGATGCTTCAGCCACTGACACAGTACCAGCAGCTACAGCAGCTTTGGCCTCTGCTTCAGAAATCTGCATCCTCATAGCTAGTACGCTGTAAGCGTTCACACCCTCTTCAGCTAACTTGTCCAGGGCTGCAGTGGTGGCTTGACCTTCACTGGCCATATCGCCAATCTTATCCACGATCAAAGCCATGATCTTTTCAGGATTTCCAAGGGCTATGCCAAGCTTGTTAAATTGACCAGTTAACACCTGCACAGAATTTGCATCAAACTTCAGAGCAGCCAATCGGGTGGCATGTTCGGCCAAGGTGTCAAAGCTCGCACTGGGTCCAGATTTCATGATGTCTTGCAAACCTTGGGCCATGCCTGAAACACCAGTCAATGAACCTAGCCGGATATCCACTTGCTGGAATTTAGCACCCGCATCAATGATGTCGGTCCCTAGTTTCCCTACTGCGCCAATGACATTACCTACACTGGTGAACATGCGGTCAAAGACTGCGGTGAAGAAACCTATACCCATCATGTCGGTGATTTTCATCCCACCGCTGGATGATGCACCCTTAGATTTTTGCCCACCACCTGCATTAATTTTGTTAGCTTTATCGGTAGCATCCATCAATTTTCTAGTGGAATCCGCAGCAAGATTATTAGCTTTATTGAATCCACTGGTTTTTGATGCTGCTGAATCCATCGCAGATGTGAAGCTGGAAAGGTCTGCTGTAACACTTAGACTGGCTCTGCCTAGACTTGTATCAGCCATGTCTAATTCCTTTTCTTAGTAACTAACCCGCTTAAAATTGCTGCAAGCATTTCAGGAGTTTGTTTTTGCCCTGCTGCTCGTTCCCCTAACCAATCAGGGATAAAATCAGATAGCTTGTGTTTGCTAGTACTGGTGCATGCCACTTGGGTATGCTGAACACTTCCAGCTAAGAAATCTAATCGCGCATCCCCTATCGGTTCTATTTTGGAAAATGCGACCCACTCCATGAATTCTGAGTGGCTCATCTCCTGCTCAATCTCGGACACCATCTTTTTTAAATGACCAGCCAATCTAAATAAAAATAATCTCGATGGGCTGTCTCTTAGTTTTTTTCCGCTTGCTCTACTGCCCCTGCACCTATGCGATTAATTTTCAAGATTGCATCAAAGATAGATTCAAGGATGGTTGCAGGTAACACATTAACTTCTGCAATGTCAGCTTCTGTGAATAAAGGCTTTCCTAATTCATCGCAGCACCCCTTGATGAGCATCCGTGCCCGCAAGTTTTCTGGGGTCTTCCCCTTTGTTCGTGCTGCGTTGAATTCGTTATCTATGCTATCTCGTTCGCCAACAGTAAGACTTCTGACCCAAACAGATCCTTCCCACTCGGGTACCAAAACTTCCTGCCTAGGCAGGTTGTCTTTTTTAGCAAGGATCTGTGATCGAGATAAAGCCATATTAAAAAACTCCTAAATTATATATAACATGCGCCTGATACTTTAATCGTGAAAGATGCCTTGATCAGGTCATCGCCCACAGCAATGGTGCTAATACCCCTAGAGGTGATGAAACCTTTGACTGCAAGCGACAAGGTGATAGGGGCAGGAATGGCAATCGTAAAGGTTGTTTCTACCACAGGGCTAGCATTTGCAAGCGCATTCATGGCTGCATAATTTGCTGCAGTTAAATTCACTTCAAAGGACATTTCCCCTGGATCTTCCCAGCCTGCGATAAAGGTATGGGTTTGACCAGTGGTGGAAAGGTTGCTGGTTTGAATGGCTGAAGTTTTGCTTTGCGGTGGAGTGATGGAAATCACTTCCCCAACAGCAGTGCCAGCGGTGAGGGTAACGCCATAAGTTGATGCTACTGACATAATTCTAGCCTCCAAAAAAATCGGTTATTGGTTCTGTGAAACTTACCACCACATCAATCGTTGCTCGGTGGATCCCTGTATCTTTTGCAGATTCCAGATCCCAC